CCGCAAGCGTCAGGTTCGATGGCGCCGACAGCGCAGTCACCGCGCCGCCGCATTGGGAGCCGAAGTGGATCGCCTGCTGCGTATTGGAGTTCTGGGCGCCGTATTTGATAATGGCGGCCGAGAGCTGCCAGCCATTGCCGTTGGTCGTTACCACGCCGGTGGTCGCGATCGTAGTGCCGCCAGAGAGCGCCTGGCCAACGGTCGGGTTGGTGGCGTTGACGACCATCTTGAGCGTCTTATTGTTGCCAGTGGCGCCGAACGAGCCGATGGCCATGATGGTGGCCATGCGGTTGGTCGCGGCCGGGAACGACTGGCCGTCGAAGGCATTCGCGGGGATGGTCAGCACGGCCAGTACATAGTCGCTGCCGGTGGCGCCTGGCTGCACGCCGGCCGAAGATACAGATACGGCCAGATTGCCGGAGCCGGGAACCATGGTGTTAGACGAACCGGCGGCGTCATTCGCGGTGTAGACCACGCGGTCATTGGGGCCGATGAAGCCGACCAGGTTGCCCGCCTGGTCAACGATGGTTTCCAGTTTGTAGAGGACTTTCTTTGCCAGACCTTGGAGAGCGAGTGCCATTTTCTTTCCTTTGTGAAAACAGTGCGATTTGCACCGGCGTAAAAAAAGCCCACCGAAGTGGGCCTGCTTGAAAACTGTTCTGCTACCAGCCTATCTCTGCGTCCAGGACGCCCAACGGGGTGGACTTGGGCATAACCTTCTTGCGCTCGACGCACGGCACTGCGAATGTCAGCATCAGCGAGTCAGCGCGGTCAGGCGACTTGATGTGTCGCGCCTTCGCATCGTCCTTGCTCTCGATCAGCCGCAGGTCGCCCTTGAATTTGTATTTCAGGGCAGTCAGGTCCGTCTTCAGCTCAGGATCATTCGGCAGGCTGACCGGGCCAGTCTTGAGCCATTCCCGGCCCGTATCCCACATTTGCGCGCGCAGGTTGTAGTTGACGCCGTCGTCCACCCGCACCGCGCTGTTGACATCGACCACGATGCTGGGTATGACCTCGCCGCTGCGCCCCTTCCCGTCTGGGTAGAACATGCGCAGGCGGTCCGCCACGCCGGAGCCGACGCCGATCACGTCCACTGCGATCTGCGCGACAGTCGAGCCGGACTTCTCGAATGCATCAACCTCCGACTTGACGTGTTGCGCCAGGCTCATGGTGTCGATCTTGGCGAATACCCGCTGCCAGAGCACCACTCGTCCGCGGCGCGCCGTGATGACGCTCTTGTCGTCACCGAAGCGCGCCACGTCAACGCCCAGCTTGATCGGGCCAATCGCCTCGATATCGGCCGGCCCGACTTTCTGCGCCTCTTCAACCAGCGCTGCAGGGATAAACGCATCACCCACCGAAGCCGAATAATCGCGGTCAATTTCCTGCGCCACAATGACAGGATCGAGCGACGCGCACTGCTTGTCGTACCAGGCCTGATCCTTGCGCGGATCGTCGTGCCAGTCGAACACGAATACGTTGATACGGCCGCCATGACGCTTGCGGTAGAACGGGTTACCGGCACCGTTCGGCGTGCTCACGTCGATCTTGCAGTTCGACGTCTGCGACAGCGCGGCGTCGATCCCGTCCGGGCGCTCATAGAAAGCGCTCTCGTCCTTGAAATAAATCGAGGTACGGTTACCGCGCCCGATGTTGTCGCCCGCCTCGCCTACGATTGCCGCGCCGTTCTCCGGGTTCACGACACGCATAAACGGCGCTTCCCAGCCAGCCGGCTGGAACTCCGGCGGCAGGAGGCTGATGAACTGGCGAATCTTGTCGAACAGCGACTTGGGATCGCCGATCTTGTCGACGTATTCTTCCTTGCGCGAGCCGAAGCCCACTACTGAGCCGGGATGGAACAACCACATCCAGACGCCGAAGGCCACGCACAGCCAGGAAACGCCCATGTCCCGCGACTTCTCAGCCAAGCCATCTTCCCGGCCAAGCCAGCGTGCGCGCAACCAGTCGATGTACTCTTCCTGCCGTGGGAACAGGATGAATGGCATTACGACGGGGCGCCCGATCTCGGCGTTACGCGGATCGCTGGTCATGCCCCACTGGTTGATGAACTCGACCGGGTGCGTCTTGTAAAACTCTTTCAGCGCCGGCAGTTCGCCCGGGTTCGCGCGGATCCGCGCCAGGCACTCGGCCCGATGCTGGTATATCGCGTCGTAGTCCGGGTTCTTCCAATCAAAGTCGCTCATCGCCCGATCATGCGCAGGTAGGCGTCTTCAGGGCTCACAGCGGCGTCGGGCGTCGCTGGAGTATCCGGGTCGCGCGCGGTGTCTTCGATGCCGAAGGCTTGGCGCTCCAGGCCGATCCAGGTCTTGGTGGCGTTGGCCAGGTTCACAGCAATGGAAGCGTGAGTGCCCAGCGAAACAGCTTTCATCAGCCGGGCGCGGCGCTCGCCGGTCTTGTCGCCAGCAGTCTCTTCTTCAATCTCCGCTTCGAACTCATCGCGCTTGCCGGCCACGTCCGTCAGCTGCTTGGTCAGCAGTTCGACCAGCGCGTTACCCTGGTGAATGCGGCCGCGATGACTGCGCACGACCTGCACTACAGTGGCTGCGGCAGTCTCAATAATCTCGCGTTCGGTTTTTGGGTCCGCAGGTGCGGACTCGGTGCGGACTAGCTCAGTGCGGACTTTTGCCGCGACCTTCTCAGAAAGGTCCCGCTCCCAGCCAAACTCGGTGGCTTTGTTGCGAATTGCCTTGTCGGAGCAGCCTTGTAACTTTGCTATCTCACGGATAGAGAGGGCGCCAGCGCGGTATGCGCGCTCTACTGCTTCCCAGTCGATGCGCCTCTTCTTTTCTTCAGACACGGTCAAACCCTCTTGCCGATGTAGCGGTCGCGGATATTGGCGGCGAAGTGCGCGCCGACAGACTTAGCGCGCAGCAGTGGCTGCAGTTCATGCGCGGGGACGCCCTCATACTGATACGTCGAGCCATTGGTGAACTCCACGATCAGCGCGCGGCCGTCGTGGCCAACCTTGGCGATGTTGCTGGATTTGACGGTGTGCATCATGATTTCAGTCCCAACTGAGCGCGAACTCGCGCAGCCGCTCGGCCAGCCAGAGAGCATCCTTGCGACTCATGCGGGAGGCGCGAAAGCAGAACTCTTCATCGGAGTTGTGGCCGATGACGACGCATTGCGCGAGATTCAAGGCCTTCGCAGAATTAAGCGCCTGATCGACGGTCATCGTGGATGAGGCAGGGAGATAGTGGACGTACGTACTCATTACATCCCTTGAGCGCGCTTCTTATCGCGCTGGGCGGCCATTTGGTTCCAGGCTGCCTTGGCATCGTCAGGCGACAGCATAGCGTTATCATCACCACCGGCGCCGGAATCATCGTCGCCAGCACCCTGCAGCATCTGGCCAGCGATGGCGAGGGCGTCGTCGATGTTGTCGGCGGTCTGCGAGCCGCCGCCGGTGTCGTCGCCAGGCGCAGCACTGGGAGCACCGCCGGCGCTAGAAGCGTCCGGGGCGGCTTGGCTGTCGTCGTCCTGGTCGCCCTGCTGGTAAATCTGGTACGTGCCGTCCGGCAGCGCGGCGATGCACACCACCAGGCCGGTCTGGTCACTGGTCGGGTCACCGGTGGTTGCGCCCTGGGTTGGGTCGCCGGCTGCGGCCTGTGGAGCTGGAGTGTTCGGGCTCATTGCGGCGTCTCCGTCGATTCGTGGGTCTGCTCGGCGGCGCCGAAGGCGGCCGGCTGCACGAGCTGCGGCAGGATCTCATCCATGATCAGTTGTAGCAGGCGGTGCTGTTGGATGTTCGGGTCGAACTCGCCGACATGGCAGCCCTCGATGGCCATTGCGCCGAGTGGCGTCTCGTACAGGGTCAGCTGGGCCATGACTTTGCCGGGGGTCGCGTCGGGGGCGTCGGCGCTCACCTGCTCGCTGGCGCCGGTGTAGATTTCGCTCATGGGTTATACCTTTCCGTTAATGACGCCGTTGCCGCTGCCGAATGGCGTGTTCTTGGCGGTGATGCCGCTGTCCGGGACGGTTTTGACGGGAGAGCCCGGCTTGCCGATGCCTTTGCCATTGTCGGTAGGAATGTCCTTGCCGATGGTGGGCTTGGAGGCCGGAACTGGGACTTTGCTGTTGAAGCCTTGATCTTTGCCTTGCATGTTCATGCTCCTTGATAATCTGTTGCTACTATAAAAAAATGGAGTTATGGGTAAATCGGACCCGCACACTTCTCCAGACGGAGCTTACGGAAACTCACCTTGCCAGCGCCGCCAGAGGCTGCCGCACCGACGCGGAGAAGCACGTCGAAAGCCGTCGCCGCAGCCGACAACTTCATAGGCTCGCCACGAAGATGGAGTACAGGAGTCTGGGTCGTGAAAACGTCGAGGTTCCGGCCCGTGGTGATCTGGACCGGGTAGGAGCTTTGCAAATTGCTATTGGAGTTGATCTGAGCTTGGCAGATTGCAATGCCCGGGGTGGTCATCGCGCCAATCATGCATTCGATCACTAATTGCACATAGTCAGTACCAGCGGTCACACCGGATGGCAGCGTAACCGTTTGCTTGAGCATGTGATAATCACCAGCAGTCGCCCCGGCCACTGACATAGACCACCAATCTGGGCCGTTATCGGCGGCTGCGTCGAAACTGGTGGTGCAGGTCTGCGTGCTGCCGCTGCGGGTCAGGTTATAGGAATCGGGAGCAGTCCCGGTGATCCCGGCGCTACCCTGCACCGAGCCAGCAGTGCCGCGCAGGCCGGGATTGAGGTTGAGCGCACCGACCTGCATAGTGCTGTCCCATGTATCGAGTGCACACCGACGCGGGGACTCAAGCTGGTAATCTTGCTGCACAGCGGCGACGACGCGCGCGCCGACCAGATAACCGCCGAACGGCATCAGGTGCAGGCTATCTGCGGGGTTGTAGACGCCGGTACGCGCGTTGGCGTAGCTGCTGATCGACGAGGAATTCGGCGCGAACATCTCGTCGTATGCCGAGACAAACCTGGTGTTCGATTTGGTCTGGCAATACGCACGGATAGCGTTCGACGCGCGAGCAAGATACTGCTGCTGCGCCTGTGTACCAGCTGGCCATGGAAAGATGTCCAACACATAGACGCGCCGGGCCTTCGCGCGAGCCAGATCAATGATGGCCTTGACGTTGGCCACCAGCGCATTGGCCAGGGCCGCGCTGGTTGGCTGGTCGTTGACGCCAATCAGGATGAAAACCGCCTCGACATCTACAGCGAGCGCCTGGGGTGCGAACTGGAGCACATCGGCGGAGGTGCACCCGCTGATGCCATATGCCTGGTAATCGCTGAAAGTGTCACCGAGCATG